AACGTTCCTGAACCAGCGCAAACCGCACAGCCACAAAAGCGCACTACCCCCGAAGAAGATCGGGAATTGATGGAGCGCCGTGCAATGGCTACTTTTGCCAACTACATCCTGCGCGGTGATGTTGCGATCGATAACGAAGCGAAGAAGCTGTTAAAAGAAATGCGCAAGCAAGGTCACAGTGTCCTAGATTGGGAACGCCGGGGTACAAACGTCATCGCAGGCGAAACGACCACTACCTATGGCGGGTACTTAGTGCCAACTACCCTTTGGACTGAGTTGGAACGCCGCATGAAAGCTTTTGGTGGTATGATGCAAGCTTGTCGGGTGATTAATACCGATGACGGCGGTTTGCTGAACTGGCCTACTAACGACGACACCAGCGCAACGGGCGCATGGTTGGCCGAACCACGTTCGCAGGCTTTGACCGTGGAAGACACCACTTTCAACCGCGTTCAGTACAATTCCTTCACATGGGGGACATTGGCTAAGTTCACAATCGAAATGTTCCAAGACGAGCGGGTTAACTTGCTGATGGAGCAAATCACCGACATTTTCTCTGAACGTGCCGGACGTGCTTTGAACGCCGGGTTTACCACTGGCTCTGGCACTGGTCGCCCTACCGGGTTGCTGACTTCCACCAGTGCGGGAAAAACCGCTGCTTCTGCCACCGCAATTACCAAGGCCGAAATCATCGACTTGGTTCACAGCATTGACCCTGCCTACCGCAATGGGCCAAACGTGGGCTTTATGATGAACGATGCGGTTTTGGCTTACATCAGAAAACTCGATTTTGGTAGCACCAACAATGACCCACTTTGGCAGCCTTCCTATACTGCTGGTGTTCAGGATCGCCTTTTGGGCTACCCTGTTTACATCAATCAGGACATGGATAGTACTGTGGCAGCAACCAAGAAAACTATGGTTTTTGGTGACTTCTCAAAGTACATCATCCGCGAAGTGCAGCGGCCTTCGATGTACCTGATGCAAGAACGCTACATGGATGAATTGCACAAAGGCTTGGTTATGTGGTGCCGTTACGACGGGAAACTGCTTAACAGCAACGCAATCAAGCACTTCTTGCAATCCTAATCAATAACCGTTAGAGCCGTGAACGATGTATCAGGAAAACAAGTGGAAAGTATCAACCGCACCAGCATCCGAGCCAATCACATTATCGGAAGCTAAACTGTATTTGCGGGTTGATACAACCGCTGACGATGCGTTGATCACGGCTCTAATTACTGCCGCACGGGAGACGGTAGAACGATACACCTCCCGCGCGCTGGTTACGCAAACGATAACGCAGGTTTTAGACTGTTTTCCAGGTTTTGGGTTCCGTTTGGCGGTTCATCCGGTGCAGTCTATAACGAGTATCACCTACAAGGATAGCAACGGAGATACGCAGACGCTTGCAAGCTCTATTTACATGCTGGACAACTTCGAAATGCCAAACGCGGTAGTTTTGAAAGCAAACCAGCAGTTTCCGAGTGTGTATGACGAAACGAACGCGGTAACGGTGGTTTATGTGGCAGGTGAAGCGGCTGGTAACGTGCCTAAAGCAATCCTGCAAGCAATGTACCTAACTATTGCCGACTTTTACGAAAACCGAACCAACTACGTGAAACGCCTTCCGACTGCTGCCGAATACCTATTAGATCAATTCCGAGTATTTATCTTTTAAGATATGGCAAAGGCGGTTGACATGGTTGGGGCAATGCGGGAACGGGTAGAGCTACAAAACGTAACCGAGGCGCAAAGTACAAGCGGGTTCCCTGCTGAAACCTGGGCGACGCTGGCAACGGTTTGGACTGAGGTGACATACTCTATTTTGCCAAGTGACGAAAGCCAAATGGCAGATCGAAAGGTAGCTACACAAGTGGCGAACTTTCGGATAAGGATGCGCACAGACGTAACCGAGAAAACGAGGATTCTTTACCGTAGCAACTACTTTGATATTGCCGCGATTGAGGAAACACCAGGGCGGGAATTTTTGATTTTACAGGCTGAAAAACGGAAGTAATGAAATTAACGGTGGAGGTGCAAGACATAGCGGAAGTATCGAAAGCGTTTAGACACGTTTTAGGCCGATTTTCCAGTGTTGACACGCGCCGCGAAATCGCACAAGCCGCTATTCCTATTGTCGTTCCTGCTATTCAAAACGCCTCCCCTGTTGGTACAAAAGAACATAAGCGGTACAACACGCCTAAGTTAGTAAACTCAATTCGAGCACCAAAAGGCTACGGGCGTGTAGCCGCTACTTACTTACCGGGCAACCTACGGAACGCCGTAATTGACCTAGCAACCAGAAAGCGCAAATTTGCCAAATCGCCCGCCGTTGTTATCGCTCCGCTTTACAGTCGAAGCAAAGCGCGCATAGTTGGGCGGGGCAAAATTGTGGATGCTTATTACGCGCATATGGTTTACGGAAGTGCGGAAGCGTACCAAAAAAAGGTACTGATTGCCGGGCTTTCCTTGGCTTCATCCTCCGCGCTTGGGGCGATGATAAATAAAGCCGAAAAAATACTCGCTGACGAAAAACTGAAAACAGGGCTATGAATGTAGGGCAAATTATTTATGGAGTTTTGAGCGCAGCCGCCGGGGTGACAGCCTTGGTAAGCACTCGAATTTACCCCGATCAAGCCCCACAAAATGCCGTATTCCCCTATGTCTGTTTTCAGCTATTGCAAGCACAACCAACTGATACCAAGGAGGGTGTAAGCCCACTAGATAAGCTACTTGTTCAGATTGATTGTTACGCCCAAAACTACGATAGCGCACAAGCGATTGCAACCGCAATACGGACGGCGCTTGATAGATACGCGGGTACAATCAACGGGCATGTGGTAGACAAAATAATTTATTCTGGACAGTCCAGCGGTTCACCAATACCCGACCTTTCGGCTTTTTGGTCTTCGCAGGACTACGAAATAAGGCTAAAGCGATGAATTTAAGATGGACAGCGAAAGCGGGTGAAGGCAAAGCAGGCAAAACGGTGGATATGCACCGAACGCAAGCTATGCAAATGATTGTTGAAGGGTACGCCGTTGCGCTTGATCCACTGGATAACATCGAAAGGCAGGTGATTGCTGAACGCATTGAAAAGCGCAAGCAAGACCAGCAAATAGTAGTAATAACCGTTCCAGCTTCCGAGCTAGAGGACGAAATTGATAACGACGAAAACTATTAAACATGCCAGCTACAACGGGTATCGTAAACGGTACAAACCTGCGCATTTATCTTGACCTTGGCGCTGGCCTTGTTGCCGTCGCCTATGCAACCTCTTGCACCTTGGACATGTCCCGCGACTTGCGCGAAAGCGTAACAAAGGACTCAACCGGGGGTGGGCAAATTGGATGGCGCACTATTCGCCCAGGCCAAAAATCCGGCACCCTTTCGGGGGAGGGTTTGGTTGCTTTTGATGCCGACACAAATACAAACCACAAGTCAATGACTGATTTGTTTGGGGCGTATTCCGACGGCGATTCAATCACCTGGCGATTTACTACCGACAACGTGGGAGATGATTTTCTTTCCGGTAGTGCCTACATTACCAACCTGTCTTTGAACGCAGGTGCGGAAGAGGATTCCACGTATAGCTTTACCGCCGAGGTTGACGGTACGATCTACGCAGGTACGGAAGCGTAAACAGACAACCACATATATGACAACCACGATTTCAATTAACAAGCAATCTGTTCCGGTGCGTTTTTCGATGCGCGCTATCGCTCTATATTTTGAGTCGAAAGGGAAAAGCCTGTCAGATTTGGGCGGGCTTTCCTTTTCCGAAATACAAGACGTGTACTGGATTGCCGTACAAGAGGGATGCCGCCGCGAACAAAAGGACAACCCCAAACCCGCAATTGGCACACTAATAAGCTGAGTGAGGTCGGTGCCAATGCGTTGCATGTTCCTACCGAAACGCTGCAAATCTTTCTCCACCTTGCGCAATTCTTTTTGCAAAGCTTCGATATTCGCCCCGATTACTACATTCAGCTTATTAAATGCCATTGCGTCGTGGTTTGCTTGGTAACTTTCTTACTGCTTCATCTTGTTTTGCAAGCTTTGCCCGCAATTTTTCATCCATCAACTTTTGCCCGGCTGCTTTTGCCGCGCCCACCGTCTCGGAATCCCAAGGCAGCGGTAAAAGGTCGGTAGGTTTGATGCGCTTGTTCTTTTCAATTTGGATATTGAGAAGCACAGTAGTTGCCCACCGTGTACGCTCCCAATCTTGCCTCTCGTTA